CCCAGAGTATGCAAGCGGTTCTCCATCCGCCTGCCAATCCCCCAAAAATCCGTCATCTTGGGAATGGCCCAGACCTTCTCTTCCACGTCTTGATAAGACCAGTTGGCCCTCATGGTCGGGGTGTGCTTGGCCTCATTATCCAGAGCCAACTTGGCCAGTAAGGGATTGGCATTGGACATACCCACCGTAGAGTAGATCCCTGTCTGCCTCCAAATATCTCTCTGAATACGAGCAGAAAGCATATCCAGCTTGTCTTTGCGAGAAATCCGCCTGTCTGGGACAAAATAATTAAGCGAACTAGTCAGGTCAATAAAGCCCTCATCGATAGAGTAGGGATAAATATCATCTGGACTGCCATAGTTTTGAAAGATTCGCTGGATTTCCATATTGACCGCTATGTATTCATCCATCCTAGGAGGCACAATCAAGGTGACTTGGGCACAATCTTCGATGTAGCGTACATAGTCCGAGTCGGTAGGTAACCCTTGCTTCCTGGCATTATAGTAGGAAAATTTGCGAGTCTTGATATCAAAGGGCAGATCATAGGCCCGACCAACATTTGACTTGCCAAAAATCTTCTTAAACATGGGAGAGGAGGCTAGGATCAGGCCAGTAGAATTATCCGCGCGACTCATGACACAAAGTGAGGTCTTCAGCGGATGCAATCCCCTTTTCACACACTCGACACTGGCATAAAAGGATTTCATATCGACAAAGGCAATATCACTTTTGGGCTCTCTGGAATAATCAAAGTAGCCCATAGGCTAACCCTCCATCGGCACAAAATTCCCAACGATAATCCCCACAATCCGAGGATCTTCTTCATAGGAGATGAAAATGTCCTTGTATTTAGGATTGATCGATACCAGACGCAAGCCATCTTCCTCCCGATAAACCCGTTTGATATAGGTCTGGTTGTTGCAGACCACTGCATAAACTGCTCCGTCATAGTCAAATCCCGTCTCTCGAATCAGAGCCACGGAGCCATTTTGATATTTAGGTTCCATGGAGTCCCCAGCCACCCAGGAAGCAAAATCGTGAGCTAGTTCCTCATTAAAGTAAACCGTATCAAAATTCTGGTCACCGTAGACCGATGCCCCGATTCCTGCTGACATGCGTTCATAGACATGATACTCGTAGAGACGCTCTGGCATGGTCGTCACTTTCTGAGCTTGTTCCTCTTGAGCTAGGTTGCGAGCATAGAGAACAACCTTTTCCTTCCCTTGGTTAGATAAGCTATTATAAAGACGGACAATCTCAATCTGGGTGAAATACCCTTTTGCCACTTTTAAAATCTTCTCTAGCTGAGCAACCTTCTCCTTGGATGGTTCCTTAATCCCGCGTTCCCAAGCGGAGTACGCCTGAAAACTAATCCCCAGTTGCTCTGCAATCTTTTTTTGTGTCAGTTTTAGCTCTTTTCTACGAGCCTTGAGTTTTTCTGGTTGGTACATGATTCACCTCCTAGTGTGATGTTTTAATGGACATTATCTCCCTTAGAAAGACTAATCGACGGTTGAACTTACACTTTCAAAATTCAATCAATTCGGTTTAGTTTTATTATATAAAAAAAGCAGACGATTGTCCACTGGGAAAATCAAGTTTAAGTAGCAACACTTATTTATTCTGAACAAAAAAGACATCCAAGAGAAAATTCTTGAATGTCTGTAAACGTTGATATAATCGTATTGATTAACGTTTTGAGAATTGTGATGCTTTACGAGCTTTCTTAAGACCTGGTTGGAAAAACTATGATTTGAATAACCTTCAGTAAATGCTTAAAATCAATGTTTTCCCACCTTTTCAGAAAATAGAATTTCATTAAATTTTAATAAATTTCATTTGAATGGTGTGAATTTTACCCTAAAAATACACGAATTGAGCTAGATTTTACCAAAAAGTTCACACCATATAAAATTTATATATAACTGAACTGTAATAGAGAAAAGAGAGCCACCGCTCTCTTTCTTTTTATCTATTATATTTTCGTTTCCCTACCAAAGCGAGAAGTCCAAGACTTGCCCCAAGTACTGATAGGAGATTCGATTCTTTCGTTCCAGTGTTTGGAAGTTGCTTCTTAGATTCTGCTTTGGCATTTGTAGTCTGTGCAGGTGCTTGATAGGTTTTATCGTCTTTAGTGCCTACCGTTACTTTTTCTGCTTTGTAATCAACAACATTCCCCTTTTGATCCACAACTGGTACTGGTTTGTAACCTGCTTTTTCAAGCTCTTTACGTTTGGCATCTGCAAGGTCTGCCAAGCGTTTTGTTTCTGCTTCTTCAAACTTAGCTTTAGCAGTTTCATAAGCAGTTTTCGCTTCAAGCGCTTTGACACTTTTAACTTCAAAGTCTGCTTTAGCTTCATTTTGTGCTTTATAAGCCTCTTTAAGCTCTGCCTCAGCTTTTTCTAACTCTGATTTCGCTTCTTTCAAGCGAGTGTGTGCACCGTTAAGGTCTGCAAGCTCTTTTTCTGCTTGTTTAACGGCATCTTTGGCATCTTGAAGTGCTTTCTTAGCAGTAGATACCGCTTGAGCTTTGCTTTCAGCAATCGCTTCAAGTTCCTTCATCTTATCTTCTTCTGCTTTAAGCGCTTCTTGTGCAGTTTGAAGAGCTTTCTCAGCGTCTTTAAGGTTTACTTGCGCATTTGTAAGAGTTTCCTCTTTTGTAGCTTTTGAAGCAGTCAAGTTGTTGACGAGGGCATTTGCATTAGAAAGTGCAACCACAGCTTTATCATGACGTTCTTTTGCTTCATCAAAAGTCTTTTGAGCGTTAGCAAGTGGGCTTTCGCCATTCTTCAAGGCAGTCAAAGTAGCTTGTGCATTTGTAAGAGCAAGTTTAGCATCTGACTCTGCTTTTTCTTTAGTTTCAAAAGTAGTTTGTGCATTATCACGAGCAGACATAGCATCTGCTAGAGCTTGGCGAGCTTCACTTAACTTACGCGCAATTACTTCATCGCTGAGTGGGTTTGCAATAGGTTTTTTATCCCACTTAGAATTATCGAAATAAGAACTACGAATAGCAGTTAAGAAGTGAGTTGTGTAAAGCTCATTAGTTTTGCTCTGTGCAACCCCACCGAAGTAGATGGTTTCATGAGCTGCGTCAAATTGAAGGATACCCTGTGTATGGGCATAGTCACCCTTAGTTGAAACGAGCATGAGGAGGTCATTATACAACTTCTCTTTCATCTCTCCAAGAGTCATACGGTAAACACCGTCAGCATCATCAAAGTGGTGATAAGTATAAGTTGTTACAGTGTTTTCGTAATATTGACTTCCTTTGTTCTCTTCCTCCGCATCCGTTGTAGGCATGCCATATTCTTTGGCAACCTTATTAACACCAATAGCGTAGTGTCCGACACCACCGCGAGAACGGTACGCATCTTTCATCGCTTTAGAGAAGTCGGCTTTGACATACTCTTTTGCAACCTTATCTGCAAATTCAAGAGAAGTTTTTGAAAGAACCACATCTGGAAGTCCAAGTTGGCGACGCATTTGGTTGATAAGGTCAACCACATAGTAGTTCAACTCGTCTTTAATCTCTTGTGGAAGATTGTTAATGTCATAGCGAGTCTCATCTGCTTGGTCTGCTTTAGTTGGAACATACTTATTGAGCTTTTTGTGTTCTACTTGAGAAGTAACGATACGATTATAAATCTCGTCACTCTTAGCATTACGCTCTTCCTCAGTCATTTCAACACCTGCTCGAATTTGACGAAGGAACTCCATTTCATCTTTCACTGCTTGAATGAAAGCTGGGGAGAGGGTAATCGTTTGTTTCTTAGAGCTATCTTGAAGAGTGTCAAGTTTAGATACCGCTTGGTTGTAAGTTGCAGTCGCATTGTCAAGGTTAGCTTTTGCTTCTTTAGTTTCTGCTTCTGTACGCTCTACTACTTTTGTAGCAATCTTAACAGTCTTTTCGGCTTGATTTAGTTGGTCAGCAAGCTCACCATCCAATTTCTTAGCTTCATTCAAAGCAGTTTGAGCATCTGCTTGCGCTTGTTTGCTTTCGCTTTCTTCCTTAATGGCTTTGTCTTGCGCTTCTTTAGCTTCTGCAAGACCAAGACCATTCAAAGCGTCCTCAGCATGTTTAACTTCTACTTTAGCATCTGCTACACCAGTCTCAGCTTGAGTAACTTCTGCTTGTTTTGTACCGACTGTTTTACCTTGAACAGCAACATTACGGTCTGCATCGTCTTGTGCTTTTTGAGCAGAAGATACCGCTTGTTCAGCACTTGGAACACTTGCTTTTGCAGTTTCCTCTTTCTTCTCTGCACCTTGGATAACTTCAGGAGTTGCTTTATCAGCAACCTTTTGAGCATCTGCGACATCTTGTTTCAAAGCATCAACTTTCTTTTCTGCCTTATCAGAAGTTTCATTCGCTTGATCCAAGACCTCTTTTGCTTTGTCTGCATCTGCTTTGGTTTGGTTAGCAGTAGTACCAAGTTCAGCGACTTCCTCCTTAGTAGGAGTTTTCACTTCCACTTTCTTAGGCGCTTCTGTTTTTACCAAGGCTGGTTCGTTTTTAGCAGTTGTAGGCAATGGAAGCTCTACTGTATCTGCTTGAGCAGTTCCGATTGTTCCGACAAGTCCAGTTGCTGCGATTGCAGAAATAACCGCACCCGTATACAATTTTTTAGCAGTATTATGACCATTTTCCGTAGTTCTTGACATTTATAAACTCCTTTTGTACAATGCCCTATGCATTTTATTAAAATATAGTACTATTTTACCATACTTTTCTTGTTTTTGGATAGTTTATTATACTTATTTTTAGAGAAAACAGATAGTAAAATGGTAGATAACATGGAATACAATAAATTACAAAAACATATCGCATTTCGCATACGTGAGTGCAGAAAAGCACAGGGATTAAGTCAGGAAAAATTATCTGAAATCGCTGGCCTAGGTGTTAAAGCGATTCAAAATATAGAGAACATGAAGTATGATTTTAAGATAAAAACTCTTGAATCCGTAATAAAAGCCCTAAATCTAACGGTCGAGGAGTTCTTCAACCTAGAATCATTTGAATCAGATCGAGAAGATTCTTCAGAAGTACTTTTTGAAAACTTAACAAAATTACCCAAAGATAAGCAAGGAAAAATTATATCCTCATTTAATGAGATTGTAAAGAATATCAAATAAACCCAACCAAAATAAATTTTGGTTGGTTTTTTCATTATATCTTTAAGTCTTCGGAATAATATTAATCTAACCTAATCCGATTTTCTTCCCACTCATATTCCTCTTCCAGTTCGTCAGCTTCTTCTTCTAATTTAACTGAAAAAGTACGCAAATAGTCAATACCAGATAATCCTAATGAATTTGTTTTTTTCACTGCACTAGTGACACTAGGTAGCAATATTGTCTCTTCCAAAAAAATAGCTCCTAAATATAAAGCAAATCTTATGTAATTTAATTTTTTTATGTTATTTGAATGTAAAGACTCACTCTCTGGTTGCAGGATGGGAAATTCTCTAAACCTTTCTAATAAATTATTATCCATCTTTTTAGAACCTTTTGACAGTCTATGAAATAAAGATCTTTTTTCATCTACTTCATTATTGATTAATTCTTCTATAAAACTTTCCTGCTTACAGTATTTTTCATATGGTTTTAGTTGCTTGTACTGATCCCTCATAATCTTGCTATAATTTTTCTTGATATACAAATCAACGACACTTTCTTCAGTTTTAAAATCAGAAATATTTAAAAATGCCTCATATTCCGATAGAGATATGCAAGGTATTTCATCACCAATCTCATTGAAATTAATTAAATTATCTTTTATCTTATTTGAAATATAATTTAATTTTCGGAAATATATAAGTTCCTCAGGACAAGGAAATATTTTTGGCAAAAATGATAAAAGAAAAGTAGCACATTCTGGACGATATAAAAGTTCATACCCCAATTCCAAAGACCATTTAATATTACTAAGCTTTCTATAAATTTGTGTTTCTGTTTCTAAGAGATATTGCTTTACTACTGGAAATTCTTTTAAAATCGGAATAAGGTTCGTAATATCTTTTTTTACCCCTCTTTTTATTTCATTATAGAAAGCGTCAGGATTCTTCAAACTAAGTCCCAGTTTTTTTTGTACAAAATCACCAGCTCTCTTACATTCGCCCTCATCCTTGTATTGTTCGTATTGTTCCACAATGATATGTTGGTAGTTATTTTCTATGTATATTGTTAAAAAATTTTCTCTACCTAATAAATCATTAATCTTAATGTACGGTTCATAAAAGTTAAACCAAGTATCAGATTTTGACATATATTCCTCCCCCGAAACTTATGAATTGATTCCCACTTTTTGCGATTATTCTACCACATTTGCTTTTTTTTATCAATCTATTTTTGAACCCTATCTGCATAGGCAAATTAATGTCTTCGTGTTATCATATTTTTGTAAACAAAACATGTTTTAAACTCTGTCAGCGTTCTAGAAAGTCTGACCACGCACTTTTTGTCAGAAAGGATAACACTATGGCAAAAACAACTAAATCAACACTAGGAAACCGAGAAAGTGCAAGAGCATTTTTGGATTCTTTATCAACTTCTGTTGATGTTCCATCAGCTATTAAAGTTGTTAACAAAAACGATGGCATCATCAACGAAGGTCAGGAAAACCAACGACCTTGGGCTTCTCTAACATGCGTAGATAAAAAACTCTACGACCAGTTCGCGAGCATTGGACAAGAAGAATACTGTCCAAACTTCAAAGTCAAGTTGAAAAACTATCAAAACGAAAACTTAGATAGTTTAGTCAACGCTGACATCGTACTTAACAAGTATGACTTGTCATTTGTTCTTGATAAGTTAAAGCAACCAGTCGGACTCGCTCTGGTAGCTGAGCTTGCCGACATTTCGATTAAATAGGAAGAGGTAGCCGATGAAAAAACTCCTAAAAGAGGTAAAAGAGCTAGAGTGGTATTATCAACTTTTCATAGCTTTAATTAGTTTCGTTTTACTTGCTCTTCTTATCAAGTTTTTAATATGGGTAGTTCCCATACTCTTTGGAATATTACTTCTCCTCGGGGCTGCAACCAAAGGAGAAATATTCTTCATACCTTGGCAACGATACAAACAAAAAGGTCAAACTACTGACAATCCTTTGTATGAGGAATTATATCATTGGTTAACCGAGGAAGGGGCAACAGAACTACCAATTTCTTCACTTATTTTCACGCAAGGTGTCGAGGTGGCAGGGGAAGGTATCTACTATGTTCACATCAACAAAGAAATCTCTGATGAACTTCTTGCAGAGTTTGAAACAAAAGTAAGACAATTTGTAAAAACTATGTCAAACGATTCTACAGATAGCGTTGTAAAGCGTGTGAAGCGCGAACCCTTCCTTGCAATCAAAGTTCGTTTAGTGTCAACTAATGACATGATGCTAATGCAAAAACCTCAAAAAGAAGAGGACTTCTAACGTGATAAATAACGTTTTCGACGTCAACGTCAGGGGACAACCCTCCCCTGTCGCTGTTGACATTAACCGATTTTTCGCATGGATTATTGCAGGCCCTTCTGGTTCAGGAAAATCTACTTTTTTGAGAAGACTTTTAGGACTCATTTCATTTTATGATACAGATGCTGAAGCTTACTTTTTGGATTTTAAAGCAGATGAAGAAATGTTTTCAATGACTAGTGATCATGTCGCAAGAGGTTTTAACTGTCTAGAATTATTCGAAACAGTCTACCAACGTTTTGAAGCTAGACTTGATAAGCAAGAACAAAATTCGCATAATCTTTACTTGATTTTCGATGAATGGCAAGCCTTTCTTGCATATCTTGAACAAACAGATAAGAAAAAACACAAAGATGTTTTGTCAAAGATGTTGATGATGAACAGCCTTGGTAGAAGTCTAGGTTTACGAATTATACTGTCTAGTCAGCGTTTCTTAATGTCTGATTTGCCAGGGCGCTATAACTTCAACTGT